ATTAGACAGAGCAGCAACATACGTTGATGGAAATTTTGGAGACTATAACGGATATGTTTATGGTGGTAATAACAGTTGGGGTGGTAACTCTGCACACACTTCATCTATAAACTTACACACAGGGACAGGAAGGACAGCAGGATCCTCACCATCATATAATACAACTGATAACTACGGAACTACACCAGACACCATTGGTGTTGGTTGGGATTTATATGGTTCTGTAAACGATGCTGGTGCTGTATCAGGTCAATTAGTACAGAGAGGTTACATTACAGGTGGTGGTAACCAAGGAAGCAGTGGTTGGGGTAGACTTAACTTCTCATCAGAATTAATGTCTAGAATAGGTGGAGGACATACATCTGACTTCTGTTCTGCTACTGAGGGAGAAAACAGAGGTTACAGTCATTCAGATAATGGAAACACTAGGTACATTGAGTTTGCAACTGAGTCTACTGGAAACTGGAACACATCTAATAAAACTGGTGATGGTTGGAAGAAATCTCTATCTACAAAATGGAACATTGGTTATCATGGTAACGGTAACAATGTTACACAACAGTGGATGAAATTTACTAGTAACACTGGAAACTACATATCAACATTTAATCAGATAGATGTTTCTTCTGGTGAAGAGAATATGGAAATGGGACAAGACTGGGGTTACATGTTAGGTAACTACTCAGGTGGTGGTGGATCTGGTAATGCTCGTCAGAACAATAGAACCATGAAAATTTTCCATGCTAATGATAGCATGACTATGATGGGATATAAATCAGAACCAAAAGGACATCAGGGTCAATCATCAGGAGCATGCGTCACAGGAGCATTTACGGTAACTGCTACAAGATATCAGTAATATGAAAAAGAAACTTAATTTTATTGAGGAAAAAGCATTTGAGGTAGAATGGACATCCAAGATACCAGCACATATGGTATTGGATGAAGATATACTACGTCCAGAATATGAACCACAACATCCTCTAGAGATAGAAGTTAGAAAGTTTATTAAAGATAAAGAAGATGTACAGAAAGGATATATTATAATGGGTTTGTGTGAAGAGGATCTTCGTGCTATGGAATTAAGACCACATGAGACAACATATCATAACTGTTATAATTTTTTCAATATATCAATTGTTAAGATGAAACGTGACGTCTTTGAGACATTGAAGTCTGGTCTTAAAAGATACATTGAATTTACTGAAAGAGAATTACATGATGGTGTAAACTATGCTGGTGAGATAAGACAATACTCAAAAGATTATATTGCTTCTATGGATGAGAAGGGACAAGTTCAATGGCATAAAGGTAAAGTTCCAATGAACTCTAAGAAGATTGAGAATGCATTGTCATGGATGAGAAAATTAGCAATTTTAGTTGTTGAAAGAGAATTTGAATTAAGATTTAAAAACTTCAAGAACTGTCATGATGTAGAAAGTGAGTCATGGGTATATCAATTACCAGAGGCAAGAGCATATAAAGAAAGTTCTGATGCAGAAACACCTTTCTTAGATATACTTGCAATGACTAGAGGTATGAGAAAAGAAATGTTAGTTGATAAAGTATTAGAAAAACATAATGAGTATGTAAGAGCATACGCAGCACTCTTAGGAAAATACCATGCTATTCGTTCACAATTCAAACTTGCGGAAAATATGTGGGACATGAATATCCTCTGGGAAGACTACCTAAATATAGGTATGCCACGAGTCCAAGCAATGAAGTTAGGACGAATGGACGATGACATGAATAGATTGAACGGTGAAGTCGCATATGGAACATTCGGATTCTAGTATTGATTTAAGATCTAAATTATCAGATGCTGATATCATAGATGCTGCAGTAAACTTGCAGATGGGACAGACAATGTATCAGAATGATACTTTTGTCGTTGGTTCTCAAATAACTCCATACAAAAAAGTTCAGCAAGCATTGTTGGAACTAGAAGCAAGACAACATGGGTATGTTGAATTGCAGTACTCACATAAGTTATGTACAAACTCCAGAAAGAAATTAGAACGTGAGTTAAAGAGAGAAAAGGAAAGACCTGACTCAGATGAGTTAGAGGTAGAGAGATTAGAAATAGAAATACAGAAAGCAAAGTACGATGAGTCTATTTTTGAGAAAAAATATATTACATATGAGAGAGAAATATCTGAGTTCTGTGATATGGTTCGTAATCACATGGACGAGAAGAAAGGTATAGAATACTATCGTGTAACACAAGAAGACGAGGATAGAAAGTATTGGATTACTAGAATGGCAAAGCAAGCTGCAGTTGATGTACACAACTGTGGTAGGATTGGAAGTGGTAATTTAGATTCTATTTTAAATATGCCAGCAGAAGATCAGTTAACTGCTATACAAGGTGCTGTAGAACATGCTACAATGTTAACAGCAGGAGTTGAAAAAATGACACAGCAACTTCTACCAGAGGTTAGAAAAGTTATTGAAGGATCATTCAAGGACTACTCTGTTCCTAAGTTAATGGCAGAAATGCCAAAGGTAGAACAACTACCAGAACCAAAAAATATTGAAATTAAAACTAGAGTTTTAACTACATTACCAAATGAAAAAATCCGTCTTCAGTCTGCCAATAAATCCTAAACTTGATAAACAGTTCACGGATGGAATCTTTATACCATGGTTGACAAAATATAAACCCTACATTAAAGACTTGTACTTTACATGTAGAATGCCACCCTTCACTCAAGATGCGATGGGTGATACTTTTGCTGGAGATATATCTCAGTTAGTTTTTAATGCTCTGGTAATATCAAGAGAAACAGAGATACCTATCTCAGCAACATTTAATAACATATATGTTAGACCAGACCAAGAAGGACTAGATCTATTCATTCACAATTTCAAACAGATATATGATAATTACAATGTTCGTATTGCTACAATACCACACACTACATGGGTGTCATCTGGTCAAATACAGTCAGCATTTCCTGACTTAAAAATTAAGAATACTATCATAAGGAATGTTTGTAAGGCAAACGATATCGTAAATCTTGCTAAGGCTGGCTTTCATTATATCAACTTAGACAGAGATATGATGCGTGATAAGAGTGGACTACTAGAGATAAAGAAGGCAAAAGAATATTGCAAGAAGATTGGTAAACCAGTAGAGATTTCATTACTGGCAAATGAAGGTTGTTGGGGTGGATGTAGTGTTATGGATGAGCATTATCATTTTAATAGCACAAGACAAGGTAAATCTCCACAGTTCTTTATGGATCCCATCAGTACAAATTCTTGTTCTAAATGGGATATAGAAGATCCTTCTTCTGCATTGAAAGCAGCAAACCTACCTCCATGGAAAGAAGACTGGGAAGAGTTTTTAGATTTAGGTATAGATGTTTTTAAGATGCATGGTAGAGAAAACATGATGAGACTAAAAGAGTCCATGGATATTGTAGAGAGATGGGCACGAGAAGATGAACTCTTATTTCCTGAGTTTGACGAATATATGGATGATTTACAAGTCAAAGATGCTCCGATAAACTTATGGAGAGAAAAGATTAAGACATGTAAGTTTGATTGTTGGGATTGTAATTACTGTGAATCTGTTGTAGAATCACACCTCAAGAAGGTAGGGGAGACATTTGAGGTAGAAGAATATACGCAAAGATGTTTAGATGCTATTGATAATGCTTCATCATTCAAATCTAATTTTGTGTCAGAGGGATATGAGATTCAAGGAATAACATCAAATAGAGTTAGACATTTTCTAAACAACCTCTGTTCTCACGATGATGCTGTATATCTTGAACTAGGAACATTGATGGGTAGCACATTTTTTGCTGCTACAATGGGTAATAGCATAGAAAATATTGGTGTTGATAATTTTTCAGATCCAGAATGTAAACCAATGACAAACAATTTACATTGGAGTGAAGTTGGTAATGCTTTTGAAGAGTTTCAAAGACACTTTAAAAAATATGAAAACGGAAAGTCAACATTCCTAAAATCTGACATTCTTGATTTGACAGAAGAAGACTTTGAAGGAAAGAAACCAAACGTAGTATTCTATGATGCTAACCATGATTATGTACAACAATTAAATGCATTGAATCATATAGCACCTTTCCTTGCAGACAAATTTATTTTGATTATAGATGATGCCAACTTTGATGGAGTCATAGAATCAGCAATACAATTTGTAAAAGATAATAATTATGATCTATACTTTGAGAGAAAGATACTTAGTAAGATTATAGAAAATCCAACTCATTGGTGGAATGGTTTATTTGTAATGGTATTGGAGAAACCGAATGAAGGTAATTAATTCAGAGTTATTTGCTATAGCACATCCTTCTGCATGGGAGGTAGAACAAAAACATATTGGTAATCATAAAAATAGAATTGTTATAGTCAGTAATTTTTTTAAATATCCTGATGAGATAAAAGCGTATGCACAGTCTATAGATTATACTGCAACATATCAAGGAGAGGTTACAAATCTACCAGGTTATATTCATTACATGAGTATACACAAGAGATCTATCTACGAACCAATGAAATTTATATGCTCAAAATACTTTGAAGGTAGTAATGAGATCATGAGATTTCCTGATGAGACTAGGTTTGGATTTCAGATATATGATATGCAAGAGAAATGTAGATATCAAAGTTTGTTTCCACATACTGATGAGGTAAGATATGCTGGTGTGTTATCTCTAAACACAGAAGATGACTATGATGGTGATGATAATGGTACATCATTTTTTAGAAGTGAAGAGACAGGAGAGGAGACTACATTATATGATAAAAATTATAGAGCAAAAAGATTATTAAATCCTGTACAGGCAATGGTAAACTTTGATCCATCTCAAGTAAAGCATAAAGAGTGGACAAGATATCACATAGAACCACATGAATTTAACAAATTAATTATGTACGAAGGTAATCTTTGGCACTCAATTCATTTCCAACAGAAGAAGTGGAATTCAAATAGAATGACATTTAATGCTTTTATCCGATAAATATACTTGGAGACAGTATACAATAAGTCATGGGAACCCTAAACTGTGCTAATATAGTTACCAATAACATGGACGTCAACGGTACGTTGGAGGTTGACGCATTTAGTGGATTGAGCAAAGGATTTCAATTAGGAAGTTTTCAAAATAATAACAGACCAACTGGTATAGGTGCAGGAACTATCATTTGGAATGATGAAGAGGGGGAAGTTCAAGTCTGGAATGGTTCAGACTGGATAAACATTGCTAAGAAGACAGTAACTGGATTGGCAGTAACTGCAGGATTAAGACTATGGTATGATGGAGA